AGCGGTTCTATTTCGAGGAGACAAAAAGCAAACTGGATCGGGCGCTGTTGACGAACGAAGTAAAGGCAGGCGTTGAGGTTGAGGGCTGCACGATGCAAGCAACCAAGGCGATAACGACCCGCGCCAAGCGAGCAAAAGGGGGTGAGGAGTGAGCAACGTACCCGACGATTGGGGGAACTATTACACAACCTGCGCAGAGGGCCATCGGTTCCACCTTTCAGAGGGTGATTGCGGGGTGTGCGTCACGTGCTCCGACTGCGAAGAGATAGCGACGGACACCGACGATCTCTGCGACGATTGCAGAGAGGCGCGGGAAGAGGCGAAGTGTGTAGATTGCGACGACACCGAAGACACCGACAAAGTGACAGACACCGAGGGCCAATCTTTGTGCCGGTCGTGTGTTGCGCTTGCGTGGATTGAGGACAATTTGTATGTGGCCACAAAAGCCGTTTACACCGAAACGTTCCGACGATGGAAGGCGCAGCCATGAACCTTAATCAATGGTTGAAAGCCAACCGACACACAACCACCGGGATCGCAAAGGTTTGGGGGGTGCCCCGGCAAACCGTCAAGAGTTGGCGCAACGGCACAACGCCACGGCCAGCAATGCAAAAGCAGATCGAGACGTGGACGGGCGGGTGTGTGACATCTGCCGATTGGGGGAACAGATGAATTATGATCAGTTTCTCGATTCAAAAAATACATATTTCGATGGGCAAAAATGCCCCAATGCAGGATCGATTGCGCCTCATTTGTTCGACTTCCAAAAGGCCATTGTGAAGTGGGCGCTTTCAAGAGGTCGCGCCGCAATCTTCGCCGACACCGGATTAGGCAAAACAGTGATGATGGTTGAATGGGCGAGGCACGTTTCGATCGCTGGTCGTGTTTTAATGCTCGCCCCGCTCGCGGTTGCAGAACAGACCGTCGAAGAGGCGGATCGGTTTGGTGTTGAAATTCAATACATGCGCCAGGATGACTTGAAGACGCAAATTGTCATCACAAATTACGACATGATGCATCATTTCGATCCTGATCAGTTTGTGGCAATCGTCCTTGATGAGAGCTCCATTCTCAAAAGCTACACAGGCGCATTTCGGAATGAAATCATAAGAAGGTTTGCGGCGACTCCATGGAAATTGGCATGTACAGCAACACCCGCCCCGAATGACTTCACCGAATTAGGTAATCACTCTGAATTTCTCGGCGTCAAAAGCAGAACTGAAATGCTCGCAGAGTTCTTTGTTCACGATGGCGGTGAAACGCAGAAATGGAGACTGAAAAAGCACGCGATCGATATCTTTTGGCGATGGGTCTGTTCTTGGGGCGCGTTGTTCAAAAAGCCATCCGATCTGGGGTTTTCGGATGATCGATATATATTGCCACCGCTGGTATACAAAGACCATCTGATCCGGGTTTCTAACAGTGAAGCCCACCAGGCCGGGCTGTTGTTTGCGGAATCTGCAACGACACTGAATGACCAGCGAGCGGTGCGGCGTTCAACAATCGATCAGAGGGTCGCCCAAATTGCCGAGATAATCGACCATGACCGCCCGGTGCTGATTTGGTGCGAGCTAAACCGGGAATCGGAAATGCTGGCCAATGCAATAGATGATGCCCGTGAAGTCAAAGGCGCTGATTCACCCGATAAGAAAAAGGCGAATTTATTGGGATTCTCAGCCGGTGAATTTCGGGTGATGGTGTCGAAACCAAAAATAGCTGGATTCGGCATGAATTGGCAGCATTGCTGCGATGTTGTTTTTGTGGGTCCATCTCATTCATTTGAACAGACATACCAGGCCATTCGACGCTGTTGGCGGTTCGGACAGGCCAATGAGGTCGTTGTTCATACCATCGTGGCCGAAACCGAGCAGGGCATCGTTGAGAACGCCCGACGAAAGACGAAAGATGCAGAGTTGATGTCGACTCGAATGGTAAAAGCAATGCAGGCCATTCTTCAGGACAACGTCAGATCTGCGAAACGTGAGACAAATCAATACCAACCAACCACAACAATGGAGATTCCGTCATGGATTCAATCAATCAATCAATAGGTCTGCACCATGCGCTTTATCATGGAGATTGCGTCGAAGTTATGAGAGGCATACCAGCCGATTCGGTAGACTATTCGATCTTCTCGCCGCCATTTGCAAGCCTATATACCTATTCCGCCAGCGATCGAGACATGGGCAATTGCAAGAACCATGATGACTTCTTCGCGCACTTCTCTTTTTTGGTCGATGAATTGTATCGAGTGCTGAAGCCTGGACGGCTAATCAGTTTCCATTGCATGTTGCTACCCACGAGCAAATCGCGTGATGGTAAAATCGGACTGACTGACTTTCGAGGGCGGCTAATTCAGGCATTTACCGATCGCGGGTTTATTCATCATTCCGAAGTGGTCATCTGGAAAGACCCGGTGACGGCGATGCAAAGAACCAAGGCGCTCGGATTGCTCTATAAGCAATTGCGCAAAAACAGTGCAATGAGCCGCCAAGGGATCCCCGATTATCTGATCACTGTCCGAAAACCTGGAGAGAATCCAGAGCCAGTCACGCATACCCATGAGTCATTCCCGGTTGACCTGTGGCAAAAATACGCTTCGCCAGTTTGGATGGACATAAAGCCCAACGACACGCTGCAATATAGAAGCGCACGTGCCAACGAGGATGAACGCCATATCTGCCCGCTACAATTGGACGTGATCCGCCGTGGAATTCGTTTATGGACAAATCCCAATGACGTGGTTTTGAGTCCATTTGCTGGAATCGGATCCGAGGGCCATGTTGCGATCGATATGGGTCGGCGGTTCATCGGAATTGAACTGAAAGATACATACTATGCGCAGGCTGCGCGTAATCTTGCCGCCATCGAACGGCCAGATCCGCAAGTGAGCATGTTCGGCGGTGAAAAATGAAAATCACCGGCACCATCACCATCCCAGGCGAACCCGTGGCGAAGGGTCGCCCCCGTGTCTATCGCGTCGGAAAACACACCAGGGCAATCACGCCACCGAAAACCGTGGCCTATGAGTCGATGGTTGCCTTGGTGGCGTCGGAGGCTTGGCAGGGCGAACCCATCGCCGCCGATGTTCCGGTTGCCGTCGTCATTGATGCCTACTTCAAACGACCCAAGCGATTGCGGCGGGCCAAAGACCCCACCGGGGCCATCCCCCACACCAAAAGACCAGACGGCGATAACGTCGCGAAGGCGGTGCTGGATGGTCTCGACAAGGCCGGTATCTGGCACGATGACAGCCAAGTGACCAATCTGACAATCCGCAAATGGTATTGCGCAACGGTCCATAGAACCGAGCCAAGAACCGTGATCCGAATCGAGGTGCAGCCATGTGGATAACTGACGGATCGATGTGCGATACCATCTTGGCGCAGGTTTTGACCGAGCCGGGCGAATTGACCGCCAAGGCCATAGCGGCGGATTTGATGTTGGACCCGAAACCGATCGTTAAGGCCGCTGTGCGGTTGCTGGACAGGGGGATGGTCACATCAACCGCCTGGAGTAGTGGGAAGTTGACAGCGACGGACCTGGGGCGGGTGGCGTTTGAAACCAAAAAGGTGAGACGATGACCGGTCGACAAGACCTGACCCACGCAGACCGGACGGAGATAATCGATCTCTTGATCCAGATGAGCCACCTAACCACGCACATCAGCGACACAAAAACAATGATCGCTCTGTGTGATTGGACCACAAGCACCGCGCCGGAAAGGGGCGGCATGTTAATTGCCTTCGCAAGAGACACCGACCCCGGATGGTTCCGGCGCACCCTGATCGACGTGTTGAAACACAGACACCAAAGGGCGCCAAGACCGGGGATCCGGATCCTGAAATGACCAACACAAAACCAATGCCGGAACACCTACCCGTCCAAATGACGTTCAATCTGTGGACCGGGGAAGTTATCGAGATTCCAAACCGCCCGCCCTTTGATCCGCGTTTCTTTTGGGAGCGGATAACGGATCGAATGTGCGATCTTTTATTGGAGACCCAATGCGGTCAAGTCCGAGCGCATATGGCGGGCTTGTACGAGTTCGCGCCCACGCCGAAGTATCGATCCGGTCTCTTTGGGCTTTTGATCTTTTCCGATCATTTGAAACGGATCGGCGTTCCCGATACCGAGATCGAACGCTTCCGGCTTGGTAATTTGCTTGCATTGCTTGGGTCAATCGGGACCACGGCGACATATGCACACGGGAATCCGTTAATGGGGAATCTGATTAGCGGGGCCGATACCCTGCTTTTTGCCCAAGGCGATCAGCGTGCGGAACGGGAGCCAGTGGGTTGCGGTTTTCACTTGTTCAGCCCCGTCTGTGAAGGTGAGGATTGACAATTTGAGTTAGACCACAACCAACCAACCAACCAACCAACCCCAAAACCCCCTGCGAGAACATGCCCCGCATACTTCCACAAACGATCTGTGTGTCGTTTTTTGAGACACTACACGCACGCCTACCCATTCAACGCACGTTGACTATTGACAACCTTGCGGACAACCTCGGAGTTTTCCGTAGGCGCACATCTAAACAGTCTGTGCCGTGTTGGTCCCCGACCGAATACAAAACCGGCGCCGGTATCACGCGGGGACAAGACAACGTGGCAACCGTCACAGCTCTGTGTCTGGACTTCGACGATGGGCGGGTGACAATCGACGAGGCGCGGGCCGCGTGGCGGCAATGGTTCCACATTATCCACACGACATGGAGCCACAACGACGAGGCCCCCCGGTTTCGTGTGGTGCTTCCGTTGCTCGAGCCAATCCCCGCCCCGCTATGGCCCCTTGTTTGGCTCGCCGGTTTGCGCCTTTGGGAAGAGATGGCCCCCGGTGCTGCGGGCGGTCCTGATCGTTCCTGTAAAGATGCGGGGCGGATCTACTACCTTCCGGCGTGGCGGGAGGATCAACCCCGGTTTCACTCGGTGGGACCGTTCCGGCGGGCGTTGGATTTGACACCGCGAGACGACGAACAATGGTGGGACGACCGGCGCCTTGAGTTGAACCCGCCCAAGCCCGCGCCGCCACCGATCCCCGCGTGGGTCTCATACGACCGGGCCACGGCTGAATTTCGCAAACAGTTGAAAACTAATTGTCATTTGAGAGCGCGACACGGGGAGGATCTTGGGGGGGTGATCTCGTCCAAGGGGATATGCCGTGGCCTCGTTTGCCCCAAGTGTCAGCGCAAAGATGTGTGGTTTTGTGTGGATGGTTCGCGCAAGAGTTGGGCCAAATGCAACCACACAGAGTCGTGCGCTTGGGAAGGTCCGCTTTGGGATCTTGGAGCCACGTCAACCCGTTAGATAGAACGCGCCCCCTGACCGGTAGATTCAGGGGACGCGCTAACCGTCCAACCAACCAGGATGAACATGCAAGACGATC